AATTAAGTTTCTACATTTATGTATAATCCTGCATCTACTACTGTATCTTGAGCAGTATCTGGGTTGTAAGTACTAGCATCAAGATCACTAGTATTTACTGCAGAATCTACTAGTTCTCCATTTATATAATCGCCTGCATTAATCAAACCAGATTCAAAAATATCGGTAAATTCGATTAAAGGTTTATTTATTATTCCAAACTTAATATCATCTAAAACTGTTGGAGCTTTATTAAATAATTTATTAACCATTGCAATCATTCTATTTGTAGTGTTTAAAGATCGTCCTGATCTATCCAATCCTCCCTGTGCATCTCTCTTTAAACTATCCGTTAACGTCATTGCTACTACAGATGGATCAAAGTTAGCTACATTTTGTTTATTATTAAAATTACCAATAATTTCTTTATTACCTTCCCATTTTGTTGAGCGATTATATAAAGCAAATATCTCTGCAGATTCTCTGAGCTTTTCTTGTTCTTTCTTCCAATTTCTTTCCCATGCTTCAAGACCTTGACCTATAGGTTTGTCATTAGGTTCTAATAACCATGCTCCAACATATTCATGTTTTTTTAAATTTTCTACTGTTACATAACCACTGGTAGTTTCATCAAAAGGATAAACAACTACGAAACTATTTGGATTTGGTACATCACTTATTGTGTACTCTCCTGAAATTGCATTCCCACTTGTAAAATTTAATTGAATTTTATCGTTTTTATTTAAATTATGATTTTCAAAGTCAACAGTGATATTTACACCTGACTGAGTATACTTTGCTGCTAATTTAAGTGGCTCATTACCTTCATCATGAACAAGTGACCACATGGCTGCGTAAATATGTTTACACCAACGAAGTTGATAATATTGTAAATTTTGAAAAGAATCTTCTTTTTTATCTTCATATTCCGGTAATTCATAAAAATTATTTATAGTTACATAACCTAAATCTCTAAATGTACCAGGAATGTCTCTCTCATCACTAAGAGTTCCGTCTGGTTGCAACACATTTCCGGGTTTTGTATCTCTTATTGGTGTTACTGGAAACCTTGAATCAGTTGATCTTTTAAATAAATCATAAGAATCCCTTCTAGAAAAATCTTGACAAGAACAATTCCATCTTAGTTCTGTGGTTAAGAATCGACCTACAGCAAAACCTCTATGAGCTGGTACAGTTGTTTTTGCTACTGTATCAATAGTTCTTGCTCCGTAACTATCTTTCTTTTGAAAAATTATCTCATTTGTATTAGCATCAGATCCAGTTACGGTATACCCTACATAATCGTCATATCTAAATCCTCTTAATAATCTACTTAAGGTGAGGTTTCCCGAAGTAGATCCACTAGTTATTGTAGTGACTTTAAATTGTGTAGATGAAGTAACTTCTATTGTGTATCTACCAGAAGTTACATTTCCTGTACTTACATCTAAAAATACTTTGTTACCTGTAGATAAACCATGAACTGAACTACAAGTTACTGTTACCTCTGAACCTGATCTTGTATATGTAGAGGATATCCCTGGATCTTTTTCAATAATTCGATCAGCCATTCTCTCTCCAGCTAGAAAGGCTACCTCTGTAGGAAGAGTTCTTAATTTAACTCTTACAAATCTCCAACGAGTATCATTAAAAGCTGTAGAATTATGATAGGTTACATTACCCGAAGTTGTTAGCGAATTTGTCGCTGTGACTGTAAATGTATTCTGCGTTTTACTAACAATTTCTAATGTTTCATCAATTGCATTTCCAGTAGATATATCTAAGAAAACATCATCACCTGGAAATAATCCATGATCAGTTTTAGTAACAACTAAAGTTGTACCATTTTGTTGATAAGTAGCATCTACAGAAGGTGCTAAATATCTCACTGCGAGTATTGGTAATCCAAAATTATAAAAACTAAATCCATCTGTGTCTCTCATTCCACAAACATGTTCACCTAATTCTTTATTTTTAGAAGGAAAAGTAAATATTCTTGCTGGTATAAAAACTCCTGGAAACTGCTGAAATGTAAAAAACAATCTATAATCTCCTCTTCTATCTCTTTCTTTAGAAGTAGATCCTAAAATTGTCTGCATCATTACATATAATTCATATCCTCTTCTCCATCTTGTCCACAAAGAATCCTGATTATAAAATTTTACTTCACTCTCTAATTGATAACCATCAGATCCTCGTGGATAAATATTTGGTTTTTTTGATTTATTATTAAAATTTTCAAAACTTTTAAAGTTAAATTTTGATGGCTCACCGAAACCTTTTATTTCGAATGCCATAATTTAAAACTTATAATTAAACCCTAATTTTGCACCATACTGTGTAGGTTTTCCAAAATCCTGCCTACCAAAAACAGTTGTATTTATTCCTTGATTTTTGTCACCAAATGTCTTTTCAATTCCTACACCTGAAAGATCTGCTGACAATCCTATTTGATTAATTTTATTTAAAAGGTTTTGAGTTTTTGTTATGGTGTTACTATTTTGATCCATATTATTTTGTATTTCATTTGTATTATTTTCTTTTTTATTAAATTTATCTTTTATAAAATTTTTTGCAAAATCTATTGCAGTATCTTTAGCACCTGTCTCATCTAAAAATTGATTAAAGATAGGGAAACCTTGGTTAGAAGATGCTATCTCTTTGTATTTATTCTCCATTTAATAGAATCCACCTTGAACATTACAGTAAAATCCATTAGTCAAAGCATTAGCTCCACTAGCAGCTACATATAAAGCTTGCCCTCTTTTTAGCATTAATCCTCTTTGTTTTGGAGCTATTTCATTGTTAGCAGATCCAAAGTTAGATCCAGCTTGCACAGTTGGATGATTTATAAGAGGTAATATTTCATTTAAAGTTAAACTGTAAGTTTGCTGAGTGCAATCAATACTTGCTACAAATAAAGGGAAGAATTGATTTATATTTGTTACTGTTCCTGTATTTACTAGATAAAAACAAAAATCGGTAGGCAAAGAAATATCTACATTACCTGTTATTGTTCCTCCTAAAGAAGGTATTGTTACATCAAAGGTAGTGCTAGTGAAATTAACTGTGTCTAATACTGTGAATGTATCATCTTTTGGAACTGTACCTGAACTGTAAGTTTTAAAATCTAAAAATACATTTTGTCCAATTTCTAAATTATGTCCAGATGAAAGAGTAACAGTACAAGTAGTACTATTTGCAGAATATGTTCCTGTAGGAGCTGTTACAGCATCTATTGTTTGTAAAACTCTTTTAGTGTATCTAAAAAATATCTCATCTACGTAAGCACCACTGATTGCAGTATCTGTTAGAGCAGAGTCAACATCAAATACCTTTGTAGCCCCACCAACTGATGTGGGTATGAGACTAGTTAAAAAAGATTGCCCTGATGAAACCGTGCATAATGTGGAAGCGGTTGCTGGGCGATCCACCATTAATGGTTGTTTGTTTGAACTACTACTTGACACTGTTACTTTCTAAAAGACTTAGTTTAATTATATAGGAAGGTTTTTTTCCTATTTTTTATCTTTTTCTTCTTTTTTTCCTTTTTTAGTTTTAGCATCTCTAGCTTTCTCTAAAGCTTCTTTACGCTTTTCTTTATCAGACATTTTTTCTCCGCTACCATCCTCTTTCTTCTTATTTTTATTCTTAAAATATTCAAGAAGTTGGGGAGGCATTTTTCCTTTAGCCATCAAAATTCTCCAAATTAGGTGCTGTTACAGAAGCTCTAAAACGATTAGGTAGAAAATCTCCTCTAGCGGTAGGGGCTCGTAAATAGTCCCTTTCTGCAGTAAAGATATCTACTCGTCTGTCTCCTGCCATTCTAGTAGGTGTTCTACTTTCCTCAAAAGGATTTTTGGGTGGTTTTTCTCCTTGTCCATAAATATCCTTATTTCTTTTTATACCTAAAGTATATCCGAGTTGTGTTCTAGGAAAAACGGACATTTATAAAGCAGCTAAATTAAATAGAACTGTGGCAGAATTATCTCCTCCAGACTCACTGACAAAAACAGCTTTTACAAATTTTACTGGTCTATCAGCCACACTATAAACAGAAGTACCATTAGAAGTAATTGTTTGGGCTGCAATAATTGGAGCATAATTAGTTCCATCAATACTTCCATCTAAACGAACAACTACATTAGTATCAATGTCAGCAACTGTTACTGTCAAAGTATAACTTCTTGTAGCAAAAAAATTGTTTGATGCTACTTGTAAAACAGTACCATCTCCTGGTGCAGAAAGAGTCGTATCAGTAAAGAATATTGTGTCTTGAAAGTAAGTTATTGCCATTGAAAATTTACAGTCGTTTTCTTAAGAATAACAGCAAGAAATGTTCTTATCTATGAGTTGTTTCTAAAAATAAACGTGTTCCTACAGCCACATCAGCAGGCCCAGGCAGGGCTTGTATAAACTCTGCACCTTCTCTGTTAAATCTATATCTAGCCTGTTCTGGATTTCGATAATTAGGAACGTAAAGATGCATTGCTAATCTATCTGTTTCATAAATATAAATTTCTGTCCAAGTTTTTAAAGTTTGTCGAAAATCAGAAGTTGAAACTGTTCTATCAACGTCACCAAGAATACTTTCTATTCTATTTTTTGGAAGTGTATTGTTATTAACACTACCAGTCATGTCAGTTCTTTTTTCAGCCTCATCACACCTACTGACCTGTTCTACAATTTTACTTACCCAGAAAGAATCCTGAACATTATTAAGTGCTTCCTCTAGCCGAGCTTGGTCACCAGCTGGGATAGAAGTTATGTTATAACCTAAATGCCAACGTACTTTTGACTGTAAAAAGGTATCGAGTTTCATTCAAACAAGTAAAATATACCTGTTACTAGTCTACTCTCACTAAGTTCTCTTTAAATATTTGATCCCAATCAATTCTTTTAATTCCTTTTAATTGTTCTAATTTTGTATATCTTTCTCCTGTCATTGTTGTCTGTAAATCTTTTATATCTCTAGCAGTTTTTAAACCAACTCCGGGAAGAGAATCAGCAATCTGTCTAGCACTTGCAGTATTTATGTTCAAACGTCTATCAAGAGGAAAAGTCTCTCTATTAGTTGGTTTAGCATTCTTATCTCCAGTAGATTTTAATTCCGCAGTTAATCTTTCCTCTGTTTTAATTTTTTCATTAGTAGCTTCCAAATGAGGAATTAAATCATCTTCATGGACGTAATCCACTTCATCATTTGCATTTACAACCATAAAGATCCCTTCTCCGTGCTGAGATATTTTCTCAACTAAACCACCGGTTGTCTTATGTTGATACAGCATACTTTTTCGATACTCTTTTGTGAGGATACCGCAAGTAAATCTTGAAGAATTTTTTATGAACAATAAAAAAGCGAGTCGAGAGACTCGCCTTTTTGGTAATTCTATAAAGATATAGATTAAGAATCTGTTCCGCCTACCTGTGAAGCAAAGTCTATGAAAGAGGATATGTCATCCCAAGTCACAGCTTTTGCTGGGCGTAGGTAGTTAACTCTACAAACGATATAACCTGCTCTACCTGCATCAGAATCATCCTGAGAGATAAAGACACCGTCACCGTTAACAGAAGTACCAGTAATAGCGTTGACATTATAAACTTTAAAAGTTGTGTCTGCTGTTACTTTATACATCATGGAGTTAGCTGCGTCACCGGCTGCAATTGTGCTAGTTACGCTTGTCCATGCTGGGAAGTCACCAGTTGTTGTATCTTCTGAACCTTGAGCAAATAAGGAACTTGCTGCAGTAATAGAACTAGAAGCTGCTGCTAAACCATTCAACTGTGTTGAAGGAACACCAAAAGGTGAACCACTGTTGTCTGGACCAAGAAGTAAAAGCTCACTAGTTGTACCACCAATGTCTGCGGTTATTGGAGATGCAGGGAAACTAGGAAGACCACCTGTAGGTGTATCCTGTGCAATTGCTATGGAAGCTCCATAAACATATGCAGGTCTGCCTGCACTTGCTTTGACCACTAAACTTGTGCGGTCATCTCTCACTCTGTCATCAACTCTTCTATCTGGAGAAGGTACAGTAATATTGAAACTTTTGTTGTTAGCTTTATCAGCTGTTAAGTTAGTAATTTTTACAAAACCAACCTGTTCAAAAAGTTCAATTCCAGGCCAACCAAATACACCTTCATTATTGAATGAAGATAGTTTGTTGATCTGATTACCGGGTTGTAGGATTGCTCCTGCGTCACTTTTGTAAGTTGCCATTAGTTAATACCTCCTATTACTCTGTAATTGTGAAGGCAGTGGTGATGAAGTCCTTATTCAAGTTCGCAAAACCAGCATATAACTGCCAGATAAGAATGATAAATCTTGAGAAATCATCATTATTATTGATTAAAACTTGAGCATTAGGACCACCGACACCAACACCGATAGCTTGAGGACCAAAGAATAGTCCTGCTGGAGTTGTCTTAGATACAGCTCCATTTCCATCACCAATATCGACCGTAATTGTTTTTGATGGGAAGTTTGTAGATTCAAAGAATCTTACTCCTTCAAATACGAATCCAGAAGGCATAACTGGCTCACCAGCTACGAACTGAGCTTGTCCATACTGTCCACCAGCATAGATAGCTTGGTTAGGACCCATTGCACCCATTAAAGGTGAACCTTGTCCCATTCCTGGATATCTAGCTACCTCACGGAAGCCTTGATCAGCTCTTAGATCTTTCATGAATGAAGGATCTGCTATGCAACGATAATATCCGTCTGCGAATACTGGTACGTGACGCTTTCTTAAACTCTTAACTACCTCAAGAAGGTCAGTCTTTACATTAAACTTGAAACGCTCAGAAGCATATTCTGTAGCAGAGTATGAGTTTAATGTTGTTGAGTTAGACTTTGTCTTTGTATTTGGATAGTAGTAACCACCCTGAGTATCGGAGGAAGCACCACGAGATTCTGTCTTAAATAGTTCATCTAAGAAGACTCTGTCACGCCATCTGCGGTAATCGTCTAATAGTGTCAACGAACCAATTGATTGATGGAACATATTTAAGTTTCCAGTATCAAGCAGTAAACGCTGAGCTGTCATTAGGGTTTCTCTAGCAATTTTAAATGTGCTAGGAAGATTTG